CTTGTGGGTCGCCTGTGATGTACACATCTTGGGCACCGACCGATACGAGGTCAATTAAAGCAGCTGACATATTTTACTAATATACTATATTAAAAAAATTGAGCGATAACGTAATAAGAGACATGGTTGTTTTTCAAGCACTTACATGGGAAACCGAGGATGATGATGAAAAACATTTAGTACATATTTTCGGTAAGACGTGTGATGGTAAGTCCGTCTGCTTAACAACCGAATTTAAACCGTACTTTTTCGTAAAGTTACCACGCGAAGATCCAAAAACATGGTCTGTTATTTGGTATAATAAAATATGTAAACTATTACCTGAATTGGTACTCGATTATAGTATAGCTCAGTATAAAGATGTTTGGGGATTTCAAAATAATGAAAATTTTTACTTTATGAAAATTGAGTGTCAAACTTTAGGTGATAGGAGACGTGTTGCGAATAAACTAAAACATAAACTTCCTGATGAAATTGTAAAATTGAAGGTTTTTGAATCAAACCTTGAACCTGTCCTGAGATTAATGCATAGAACAGGTATTCAGTCTACTGGATGGTTGGATACCGGTGACGAATGTGAAGTAAATGACATTGCAAAGGTTGATATCGATTTATATTGTAATAATTGGAATAACTTAAAACCAGTTGATAAACCTGAAACTGCACCCTTTGTAGTTGCGTCTTTGGATATTGAGTGTAACAGTTCGACTGGTAAATTTCCTGATGCTGATATAGACGGTGATTGTTGTTTTCAGATAGCCGTTTCCCTTTGTAAATTTGGGTCTGATATACCTTACGATAAAACGTGTTTTTGTTACAAACAAACGGATTCAGATCTAGAAGGATGTACACTGTTGAGTTACGATACTGAGCGTGGTATGTTAGAGGCGTTTAGTAAATATCTTACTAGTAAAGACATAGACATTATTACGGGGTGGAATATATTTGGTTTTGATATGGAATATATAATGAAACGTGCTGAAAAAACACGTTGTAATCATAATTTTTATAAATTAAGTAAATTGAAGTATCACACGTGTAAAATGGTATATAAAAAATTATCATCGAGTGCACTTGGTGATAATGATTTGAAACTTTTACCTATTCCTGGTCGATTTGTTTTTGATTTATTCCACGAGGTTAAGAAGGGGTATAAACTCGATTCGTATAAGCTCGATAACGTTTCTAAATTATATCTCGGTGATCAAAAAATTGATATGCCAGCCAAAGAGATGTTCGCACGTTTTGTTGAGGAAGATCCCGTAAAATTGCGTGAAGTTGCCGAATATTGTATTAAGGATACTTTACTCCCACATAGATTACTTTCAAAACTGTGTACACTTATTAATTTATTGGAGATGGCAAAAGCAACATGGGTTCCCTTATCTTATTTGGTTGAGCGTGGACAACAAATAAAAGTTTTTAGTCAATTAACTAAAAAAGCGCGGGAAATGGGGTACCTCGTACCAACAATTGCTTGGGGTGAGGGTATGGTTGATGGTTATGAGGGTGCTACTGTTCTCGAGGCTCAGAAAGGTGCGTATTATACACCTATAACAGCTTTAGATTTTGAAGCTCTTTACCCATCTATTATGATGGCACACAACCTTTGTTATTCAACTTTGATTATGAATCCCAAGTATGAAGATAAGGAAAGGTACCCCGATTTGGAAATAGAGACGTTTGGTAATTTTAAATTTGTTCAGAATGTACCTAGTCTTTTACCTAGTATTCTTACCGAATTGAAACAGTTTAGAAAACAGGCTAAAAAAGATATGGCAAATTCATCTGGATCACTTAAACAAATGTATAATGGTAAACAATTGGCTTATAAAGTATCAATGAATTCGGTGTATGGTTTTACGGGTGCTTCTAAGGGAATGTTACCTTGTGTACCAATAGCATCGTCTGTAACGCGAAAGGGTCGAATGATGATTGATGATACAAAAAAATATGTCGAGGAGAATTTTCCTGGTGCAAAGGTGAGATATGGAGATACGGACTCTGTTATGGTTGAATTTGATGTAGGTGATCGTAAAGGTGAAGAGGCAATTAAGTATAGTTGGGAACTTGGTGAGAAGGCTGCTTCTGAGTGTACACATTTGTTTAAAAAACCAAATAATCTCGAACTTGAAAAAGTGTATTGTCCATATTTTTTGTATTCAAAGAAAAGGTATGCGGCGAAGCTTTGGACACAAGGTAAAGATGGAAACATGAATATGGATTATATTGACGTGAAGGGTCTTCAACTCGTAAGGCGAGATAATACACCTCACATGAGAGAGGTCTGTAAAGAGTTACTTGATGTTGTTTTGGAGAGTAGTGATACAGGGCCACCAAAAGCCCTAGCTTTACAAAGAGCTATTGAATTATTAGAAGGTGACGTTCCTAATGAAAAGTTAATACTTTCACAACAATTGGGCGATTCGTATAAATCGGAAAATTTATCACATGTCCAAGTTCGTAATAAAATGCGCGAACGTCAACCCGGTTCCGAACCTCAATCCGGTGATAGAGTACCTTATATTCTTATTAAAACACACGATCCACGTGCAAAAGCATATGAAAAAGCAGAGGATCCTAAATACGTTATGGATAATAATTTACCAATAGATTACCCGTATTACTTCCTTAATAAGTTTATTAATCCAGTGTGTGATTTGATTGAACCGTTATTCGATGATCCTAAAGAGGAGATTTTTGGTGAACTTATAACACGAGCAAAACCAAATCGACGTAAACAAATTGTTGATGATCCTAAACAAAGAAAAATATCAGACATGTGGAAGGTAATTAAAAAGTAGGATATATTAGATAATAAGTCACATGGGTTTTCATATATATTCGATACCTCACGATAAGGATATAGAAGATGTATTAGATGTTTCTATAAAAAAACAAACTATTGAAAGGCTATATGATATATATGAAGACATCAGTTCTAATATTCGACGTATAACTTTTGATAAAATAGTTGACGGTTCAATGTTTAAACTTGAATTAATGAAGATTAAGGAGGGTGGTTGTAATAATGATTATAAAGTTAAACGTGTTACTAAAACTAAATTACCAAAAAAGTTAGTGGATCCAATAAAAGAATATAGCGAAGTTAAAATAATGGATAATGTTTATAAAGATTTGGAAAACTGTGCATTAAAAATACACGTAAAACCCAATGAATTCCATCCGTATTACGAACAGTATCATTATGATAATAAGGGTAGACCAAGATGTCGTGGCGTAACAAAAGGTGGTGTGTGTATATGTAAGCGCGTGGATATTAATGAAAAGTATCTTTGTGGATTACACGTGGATCAAAAGATAAATTTACACCCAGTTATGGATATGACATTTATTAAATTAAATACTAAAACGGATAAAACTAATAAACCTATTAGTTTAGGTGGTTTGACAATGTAATAAAAGTGGTTTAAAGCTTAAAATACATTTTTAATAAGATGAATAAATCGGATATCTTATTACATTCTATAGATTCCTTTTATCAAGTTTCTACTAACAGAGATGCTCTTAATCAAATACTAACAAAAACCGGTGGTATTTCTCTTAGAAACCTCGAGTGGTTTATAACAAATTATTCTAAAAAAAATAACTTATCTTATAAAACTGGTGATGGTAAAATATTTAGTGTTCACTGTGCTTATAAATCAAGTTTAGACGGGTATAGTAAAAAATTATTCGATCCATTCTGTAGATCAAAAAAGATAAATTATGTTATACCCGGGACAACTGATGAAATTAGCACAACTGTAGCACAGTTAAATTTCATCAGATGGTGTATTAAAAATAATATAATTGATTATATTCGTGATCATAAAAAACAATTATTTAATAAGCATAATTCATGAAACCATTTTCAAAAGTAAATGTTTGGTAACCAACGTAATAAATGTGTAATGTATACGTTTTTGTTAGACCATCTTTCATTTTTATGTTTAATTTAGTTCTATTTGAACGTAAATTTGTAAAATCCAAACTTCCCGATGACTCCACATTAACCGGATTCATCGAGAAAGTATATGTATATATGTTCCTGAAAGGTCTAGATAAACGACTCGTAAAAGGCACTATATATTTATAATATTTATGATCACTATCTTGTAAACCTGGTAAATCTTCACCATTAACGTAAAGTTTTGCGCTACTCATAGGTGGATTGTAAAACTCATTTTCAATTGTAGATGTCATACTAGATGAAAAATTGAATCGATTTTGGTAATAATATTCTGCGTCGGGTGTAGTGTTAGTTTGAGAAGATTCTCGTGATACATTTTCGTTTTCAAAATCTGTATTTCTGAGAAACCAGTTTATAGTTTTAACGGGTATATTTGGAACGAGATCTATATTAGCTTCTTTCATATCTGATGTTATTTCTAAACTTGGGTGTTTTTTAACAATATCGGTAATGAAAGTATATTTTTTATTTTTAATAAATGTTCTTTCACTTGGTTCTATTGTTATTTCTTCCGTTATTATATCAAATGAGTTTACAGTTAAAGTAGATGGTTCATCCGTAAAAAAGGATTGTGGTTGAAATTCGAATTCGAATTCAATTTCCTGTTTATGAATAGCACATAATGGAAAGTATGGTCTATTTGGTTTATTTGTTTCATATTCATCGTTTTCATATTTTCTAGAAAAGAAAAATGGTATTGGTATAAATAATTCGGATGTGTATTGTCCCAAATCTATATTACCTTGACTAATCGTGGATGTATCTTCAGCTATATTCCTGTTTAGTGTATACCTTTTTGTTCTTTTTTCCGATTCGTCTAAATATAATTCATCGTAAATTATACCCCAATCCATATTGAATTTTTCAACTATAATTTCGTCTACACGCATAGTTACAGATTTAAATATATGACGACCAAGTTGATCTGCGTAAGTATAATGACCTGAAGATACACGTGGCATTTTTATAGAAACGTACATGTTTGATAATAAGTCACCCATATTTCGTGGTTTAAATTTTACTTTTATAGACTTGTTGAATGGCCATGATGAATTAGCATCATCTGGTTTCGATACTTTTGTATTTCTATGAAATTTTATGAAATTAGAGTGTTGTTTTAAATCGTATTTAAAGAATGATTTATGAGGATCTTTATCGATAAGATATGTATCTTGTTTTCCTATAGCATTTAAAGAAACTATAGATCCTGTGTCTGGACCAGATACGTCACACATACTAATAAGTACTTATATATTTTTTAAATATATTTATACTATATTAATTCTGTTCCATTTTTACATTTTAATGCATATTTTTTTAAATTTTCAAACCAATAAAATAATTCGTCTGAAGATATAGAAAGTGTTTTTCTATTCATATTTAACATTCCACATTCTCTTAAACGCAATTCTTCTATACTTGGTTTTCTATAAAATTTAAAACATGAATAACATGTTCTTCTCATTTTAGATTTAATGTATTTATAATACGTTTCATTGTTTGTTAAAAATAATGGTTTTATTTTTTTATATTTTCTAATTATAATTTTTTCGTCAGAACTTTCTGATTTTATATAAGGTTTTAAAGGGTTTTTGCATAAATAACATAAACCTTTACATTTAATATACATAAAAGATATATAGGTTATTCTTTTATGTCCATTGATTATTATAACACCGTAATAAATCCAGATGGTTTACCTGTATTGGGTATAAATAATAATGTTGAAAAACCACCACCTTTACCTAATCCACAAACACACACCGAGACAGAACCGGATTCATCAATTGAAAATAGACGTGCGATAACAGTTGAAATACGTTCAGTCTATAAATTATTATCAACTTTTATGTTCTCCTTGACATTTTCTTACTTTTTATTATTTCCTTTTGGGTACGTAAATA